CTACTTCCGAAGCGGCTTTGGCAACTCGCGGCGCTTCGGTTGCCACGAACTCCTTGATAAGCCCAGCCTTCAGGTACGGAGCAGCATACACCCGATCAACTTCCGATGCGCTTCCGTCTGGATTAACACCGGGAATGACTGCGCCGTCGGCAAGGGGCTTCACCAGCACCACCGTAATTGTTGCGCTCTCAGTAGTCTCAGGCTTGATAATCAAGACTTTCCCCTTTCACACAGGTGACCGTGGCTTCCACTGTCACAAACTCATCCCCAGCATACATGTCTGCACCAATGCGTGTGGAATCAACCGTCGCCAAGTCTACCAGACCGCCAAGGGTCACATCGCCCACAAAGATGTCTCGGAGCGCCGTCCGATAGGTGTGGAGAGCAGGGAATCGTCGGGCGAAATCTTGGGGGCTGCCAAGGTATAGCCGAACCGTAAATGAGCAGGTCACCTTACGCGCGGAGGCGTAGTGCTCAACTCGGTCTGAACTCGGAAGGACTACCGCATAGGGCAGAACTTGCAACTTGTCGGGAGGAGCCGCAGTAGCCCCACGAATGGCGGCAACGGTGGAGGCGACCGTTACGGTGGCTACCCGTGCGGCTACTGCGGCGGCGATGTCGGAGTCTACAAATGACATGGCTGGAGTCTACCTTATGGCTTGGTTGTGCTGTGAGTTGGGATAACGGTGGCGCTAACGGTCACCTTTGCTGATCCGCCGTTCATTGGCGGCAACTGAACATCTACGCCGTCAATTCGGAAGTGAGTATTTCTTGGCAGCAGCACCTCATCCTCACCGTGCTGGCTTGCAAACCCAAGTGCTCGTAGATCAAGGGCTGGCGCTCCTGATGGCAGGTTAATGTTCCACCTGACCGTAGTCGGGATTTGCCAGTCTTCTAACCCTTCTGGGCTATCCCAATTCTGTGCGAAGAATTGCGTGGACTGGTAGGTCATGTCCGCCGATGTACTGATGATGCCCGCGTCGGAATAAACGGCACCGGGGGCAATTTCCTGACCGTAAATGTTGATTGACTCGCCCTTGGCGGCGGCTTCCAACTCTTGGATAGACATAATTGGGGATGATGCTCTTGTCACCATCATGTCTTCTTTTACCTTGCTGTCTCTGAGGGCGTTGTCTATGTCCATAAACCCGCGACCAAGTTTGGCTACCAACTCCTCGTCGTCAGCCTCGGCAAACAGCCGCGCAACTGCCTCTACCGCCTTAAATCGCGGTACGCCGGCACGGAGTTGCTCATTGAGCGCAGCGTGAAACGCCAGCCTTGTTCCAGTTTCGTAGCCGTCGTCTGCGCTCCAATGCGTATACGCATCCAGCGCCTCGCGAACTGATGCTTCCATTCCGTTACGCATGTTGTCCAAACTTACCGTTTGATCTCGTTCATGCCACCACAAAGGAACTGTTGTTTTTGAATTTGCTGGGCTTGGAACAGAGGTGCTTGGGGAGTCAAACCCCCTAGCCCAGTTGCCATGATCGGACTGGTCGTGGTCTCCATGCTTTAGGGATTTAGTTGGCGAAACGAGGCGGATTTGGTAGACAGGCAGCCGATTGTTTTCGTTGTCTTCCTCGTTGCTCAAATCCAACTCTTCTGGACCGCTAATCAACTCAAACCTACTTCCCCTTGGCAGCAGAACTTCTTGCTCGTTTGGAATTCCAGCATCCTTCATGTCTAGGGCGGCAGAACCTGCTGGAAGGTCTAACTCAAGCACCGCCCCGTCGCTACGGCGCATGCCCATTGACCCGCCTGTGGCAAACCCAGCGGCGGTTTCTCCGTCTTTTGTGAAGGAAGCAAACCCAGCATCTTGCAAGACCCCGCCGTCAATCAACTCTTGCAAATGTCTCTGGGAAATCCCTCGGTAGATTGTCATGTTGCGTGTCGTCGGACCAGCGGACTCAATGGCAGAGTCTAGGTTTGCCACCCACTTCGGTACATACTGGTCATCCCCACCGTACCTGCTTCCGCGCAGGTATCCGTTGATTGACATGTGACCTTGGTCGGTATAAATCGTAATTGCGCCATTCTCGTCTTCGCTAAACTTTGTTTCTGCGGACTCGCCCGTAGCCCAACTCCCATGGTCGGACTGGTCGTGATCCGCGTGCTTTAGGGATTTAGTTGACGACGGAACAAGGTCTAGCCTAATGGTGTAGTACAAAGGTCCTTGACTGCCGAACTGCTCCTCACTTGGGGTCACATCGGCTACTTCAAAGGTGCTTCCGCGCGGGAGAAGGTACTCCTTTTCCTCTGCTGCAAATTTGGTAAACCCACCAAACTCATTGACGAACTCCTCAACATTCACAACACTGCTCCCTTCAGGAATGTTGATCTCAAAGATTGCCCTGCCCTCCCCCGTATAAACCCCTCCACTGCTTGCGTCAGTTCCAGAGAAGCGAATCGCAATGTCTCTGTCTGGCGTGGTTGAGGTAAACCCTAGGTCGGTGAAGCGGTCTCGGATAAACTGCTGCACTTCCCCAGTCTCCCTGTACCCCGCACGCATTTTGTCAATAGTGGCTTCGTATCGGTCAACTAAATCCTTCACCCAGTCTCCAGTTGCGCCGCGAAACACCGTCATCTCCTCGGTAGTCTTGGGAACACCAGCAAACAACTTATCTAACTGGTCTTGCATCTTTTGAACTGGCTCGCGCAAGCCACCGCGCTCTTGCGAACCAAGTGTGTCTGGGTTACGCAAGGCTCCGTTGATCATGTTGTAGGAGTTAGAAGACCATGACCGAAGCGCGTCTACCTGCTCAATGGGGGTCTTTGCAAGGGGAACTGACCCATCCGCCCAGTTCCCATGTTCGGACTGATCATGGTCGGCGTGCTTTACTGGAGGCGTTCCTGTTGGGATCACGGTTGCCGTTACTCGGATAATTGGTTCGCCGTGAGATGTAAAGCCTTCTCGTTGTGTTCCAAGAATTCGTAAATGAGTGTCGGATGCAAGTAGCACTTCTTTTTCTGTTGCCCCTGTACTGGTAAACAACTTGTCAAAGTCCATGGCAGAAGTTCCCGCTGGGGCAAACATTTCCCAAATAATGCTCGTCCTGTCTTCTGCCCTGTCATCTGGCGCTCGGTCTAAAGCAAACCCTGAAGCAACTTTTTCTGATTTTGATGTAGAGACAAACGCAGGATCGGTATACACGGCACCGGGCTTAAGGGTAGACAAGAATTTTTCTGCGTCGTCTGATGGAATGTGCATGCCTCGGTACAATTTGATGTCTGTCTGCAATGATGTTTTTTCCATTGCACTCTCCAGAAGTTCTGCACCGCGCACAACTTCTGGAACAAACGCCATGCCCCAATCGCTCCCAACCCCACGAAGAAGATTATTCATTTCCATGTACCCGAATCCCTTGTAGTGGGTTGCGGCTGCAACTTCTAAATCGGTTAGTTTGAAAGCGTGCTGATAATTGCCGCCTTTCCACCCGCCGTTATTTTTAAGCAATGCCTCCTCTGCTTTGGACTTGTCTTCAGCAGATAGCGTTGGTCTAGGCGCTGAGCCGTGCGCCCAGTTGCCATGATCGGACTGATCATGGTCTCCGTGCTTTATAGACTTGGTTAAACCGTACTGGGCAACGATTGACGCTGGTGTCATTCCGCTGACTGCCTCGTCAATACGAACTGCCGATCCCCGCGAAAGAATTACTCCTGATGGATTAGGTTTGTTTTCCCAAGTTCCAGACTCTGGCGTAAACCCAAACGCTCGGTAGAACGGCAGCGATTCAGGTTCTGGAAAGGTAATTGCTAACCTTGATACTCTATCGGCATCAGCAACTGCCTCTATTGCTGCATACATAAGCGCGCTGCCCGTTCCTGCAACGCTTTGGGATGACCCAAACATGGTTCCCTCCCATTCCCCTGAGTTAAATGATCCAGCAAGCACGCCAACAATAGTTCCGCGCTCCCCGCCAGTTGTGGCAATAAATGTTCCGCTGCCGCTTGCCCTGTCCAGCGCCGTAGCCATGTGACTGTAGCCAGAGGCAATGGATAACAACTTGTCTTGCTCTTCCTGAGAAGAAGCGTCCTGCGCGCGCAATTCGTACTCATCTGCTGATGCACGAGCAGACTCTGCTTCTCTAAATAGCCAATTGCTTGTTGCTTCTTGTTCTGGGGTTTCCACATAAGAGTACGATCCAGTTACGCCAGCATTAGGAAGAATGGGCAACCGCGTTACCACGCCGCCAGCAGCCTTGAACTGGGAAATGTTTTCGGCTATTCGCGCGGCTACTTGCGGCTCAGAGGCTTCGCTTGGGCTTCCAATTTTGTATTTAGGCACATCTGACAATGCGTTAATTCCAAGCCATGCTTGCGGACCAGACTTTTCTGTATTCGCAGAAGCCCAGTTTCCATGTTCGGACTGGTCATGATCGGCGTGCTTGACGGATTTGGTTGGAGGAACAAGGCGTGCGTAGATTTTTAAGCCGTCTGTTTCTGTTGGTCCAAAGTCTCTGTTCCAATCCCGCTGCTCAACTCGGTCAATGACTAATTGGGTGTTTGGCATCAGCGTCACTTCGCGCTCAATGTTGCCCCACCCATCTAACCCAGTAAAGTTGTCAAAGTCAACGACGGGAGTTCCAGCAGGAACTTCAATTTGCATTTGTACTGGGTATCCATGAAAGAATTGTGCGGGGCGGTCTCCCTTTCCCGTTGACATGAAGCCTTTGTCTTCGTAAATTTGCCCAGCGGCAATCCCCTCAACGGCAAACAAAGGCATCATGCGCGTTACCGTCATTGGTTCAGTAGTCGGAAGCGCCAATGACTTAACCGCGTCAATTCGGTCTTTAGTCCAATCGTCTCCTTCTTGTGTTCCTCGCAAGAAGCGGTTTATTTCCCCGTACCCTCCGCCTTTGTAAGACTCCAGCGCAACAATTTCCATGTATGTCACTTCGCGACCAAGGTTTCTGCTGCCTGAACGCCGCCCTGACTCCCTGCGCTCTGGGTCTCCATAACGGTCTGTATGCTCGTTCATGCCCGCGCGAGAGGCGGCGGAGCGTGGCTTTCCTGTGTACTCATGATTAACGCCCGATCTTGCCCAAATCCCATGATCGGACTGATCATGGTCTCCATGCTTGATGGATTTGACTGCAACTTGTGGCAATCCCATGTCGGCAGCGAACTGCTTGGATGACTCAAGGATTTCAAGGATGTCTTGGTCTACGCGAACCACAGGAATCTTCATGTCGGTCTCTGGGTCGTCAATGCCGTCGTGCTCAAGGGCAACCTTCGCTGCCCAGCGGTGATGCCCGTCTACGATGTACCCGTCCTTAGACACAACAATTGGCTGGTTAAGGTCAAGTTCTCCCGCGCGCGCGGCTTGCATAATCCCTGCAACCTTGCCGCCATTCAACTCATTCTGCGTCGCCTTTAGGTGGCTGGCAAGCGCCTCATCCTCGGTAAGGGTAACGCCAGATGATCGCAGCCGCTCAAGATACGCCTCGGTAATGTCAACCTCTCCGCGCTTGTCGGCGGGCAGGTCGGAGGCGGCGCTGCCGCTGTTTGGGATGCCTTTTAACTGCGGCATCTCCACCCTAGGAATGCCCTTGGACTCAACGCAGAACAAGTTTGTGCCGGGAACGGTCAACTGGCAGAGGTCAATGTTCTTTGCCTTTGAGCCAGCAGCCTCTGCCTCCTTTGCCAACCCATTGAGGCGATCCAGTAAGACCGCTACCTGATCTGGGGTTCTCAACTCCACATGCTTGCCCTCTCCGAGCGCGCGCGCAGCCTCTTCTACGCTGTTCGTGCGGATAGGGTTCCCTTTGCTTCCATCCCCGCTACCGTCCGCCCAGTTGCCATGGTCGGACTGATCATGGTCGCCATGCTTGAGAGATTTGGTGGCGGGCTGCCATCCCCACTCCATGATGCTGTCTCCAGCAGTAAACAAGTCTCCCGCGCGGGCAGTCGTCTCTACTATCTGGTAATTCCCCATTAGCGGTCCTTCGCCGTGCTCTTTGGCGTAGTCGCGGACAATTGTTACCCAATCCCCTGAGTTAATTTCTGATGGAGCGTCCGTCGGAACGGCTCTGTAAATTTGAATCTGGGCATCTGGGTTGCCGCGCATCCGCGCAACTGTTGACCATGCCTCTTTTTCTATTGGGTTATTTCTGTCTCCATAGTGACCGTAGTATTCAATCCCCTTTTCGTAAACATCATCTGGGTAAATTGCCAGCAGGTCAGATAGCGGAGCGCCGTTATTTCTGCCCGGTGCTTGGTGGCTACCCCGATACTCAGAATTACTGCCACCAGTTGCCCAGTTGCCATGGTCGGACTGATCGTGGTCTGCATGCTTGTAGGACTTAGATGGCTCGTCCATCGGCTTTCGGATAAGCGCGTCAGGCAACGGAATGACACACTCAAACATTTTCTGATTGTCAGTTGTCAATTGGAACGCCCTCCTCTATGAGCGAACTACGCATGAGTTCTGCAAATTCAGAACCAGCAACTTGTTCAGCAATGAATACAAGGTTCTTAGCGAACTCTACCCCATGAGGCTCGTATTTCTCCGTTGCGCTAATGGCAGTTGCAAAGTGGGCAATTTCGTGAAGTAGTGTTGGCTCCCTTGTAAACGCTGCGTTGTTAAATCGCAAACTTGTTTCCGCCGTAAAGCCATCGGGCGTAGATTTCATGCGAAATGAACCAGATTCGTCTCCAGCAGTCGTTAATTTGACTGGTGGGATGCCGCCCATTGCTCTGCCGTCACCAAAGGCTTCCCTAAACCAGTCGGAGGTGCAAACGGTCTGAACATAGGATTTTACGCCTTTTAGGGAGCCGTCTAGCAACTCTCTGCCAGTGTCTGAAGCCAAATACTCCATTGCGGTCTGGGCGTATTTGTCAAACGCCTTGTCATACTCCTTGAACGCCTTCTTGTACTCCTCGTAAGTGGCAAAGTCCTTTCTCTGAGGACCTACTGGCGCAGTATTTCCTTCTTTTTCTGTAGGAAATAATTTGTTTGCCGCTGCGTACACTTTTGTTTTGTACTGATCTGTCGGCAACTGATTCCGTATGGCGGAAATCACATTAAAGCCGTTTGAGCCTCGCGGTGTTCCTTGTGCAAACCTACCCGTTGCCCAGTTGCCATGATCGGACTGATCATGGTCGGCGTGTTTACGCGCGCGGAGCACCGCCAAGAGGCGGGGCATTAGCGGACTCGGCGGAGGTCTCCCGGCTTCCAGACAAAGCGTTCTGCGCGTGCGCGCTTCTGCTCCTCGGTAAGCGGAAGCGAAGGCTCCTCGTTGCCCATTCCCATCTTCGCCCGCTCCTTGGCGATCTCTGGGTCAACTGGTCGCTTAATTACCTCGTCTGGGTTCCATGACATTGGCTTGTCCTTTGGCATTTCAACTCCTCCTACTTATTTGCGCCGATCTCGTCGGGTCTCTTTAGTCTAAACCTATTTAGGGTTTCGCGGTCGCGAAGGGAGACTGTGCGACTGATAATCGGCATTCCCCCTTCGCTAACCCCGATTTGATCCGTCTGACCAGCCTGTCTCCCCGCCCACGCGCGCACGAGCATTACCTCGGCAACCTCTTTGATTTCATCCGGGATCGCCGGCCATCCCCAAGTGCCAGTGATCCTAATGTTATCCATACCCGGATTAAAGGTTGGAAGCGGGTTGCCCGCGCTTGGCACATTGGTCAGAACCAACTCGGTGTAGGGGTAACCGGGGTTAAGGTCAAACTCTAGCGGGCGTAGGAAGTAGTCGGAGGACGGGATAGTTTGGTACGGACCGCCCGTGTATGCAGAATTTTCCAGAAGGGTAATCGTGCGAATCCCGCGTGGAATAAGCAAGATTCTTGGAGTGGTGGCTTCGTACCCATCAAAGCACTTTGTAAGTGTGCCAGCAATAGGAGCCAGAACCGTACCCGTGTAGGACTCAATGTAGCCGTTTACCTGATCGCATAGGCGATCTAGCAGCGTGTCATCCGTCGTGTCTGCTGAGGGAATGCCAAGGCGCGCCTTAGCGTTGGCGCGAGTGACATAGGAACCGATTGCAGTTGGCATGGGGTCAGTATAGAGCAAGACCCTTGGGAGCGAACTCCCAAGGGTCTTGTCTCATGGTTAAACCGAACCTAATTAGGCGCGGACACCCGTGATCTTCTCTACAGCCGTTGGCTGCACGGCAGCGATGCCGTGGCGAGCAATTGCCCGGTACGCGGACTGGTCGGTCGCGAAACCTACCTGATCCGAGAACGCGAGTTCAATACCCTGACGCTCAAGAAGAACCGCCTTGCTAGAGTCAAGCAGGTAGACATTTGTGGTGTCGCTGCTTGAACCCGTTGTGCGGTTGATTGCGATCTGCGTGGACACATACACCGGAATACCAAGGAGCGAAGCCTTTGGTCCGTTGCTGCCAGCAAACCCGCCACCAAGCGCCATCGGGGCGTTGTAGCCCTGAGCCGCCGTGAGGAGGTACTGGTTGCTGTTGTCCTTCAACTGCATCAGCGAGTTAAGAGTGCGTGGGTGCATGATCCATGCGCCCGTGCCGCTCTGTGGCTCCACATTTGCAAGCCGCAGGTTATAGACCGCGTTGTACAGGTCATCAAAAGTCAGTGCGCGACCGTTGGTTCCCGTTGAAGGACCTGAAGTCGTGCCGCTGATTGACGCGAGACCAGTGATCTCGTTGCTTGAACCAGTACCCTCAAGATGCTGCTGATCCGCAAAGAGAGCCACATCGCGAAGAAGCGTCTTCGTAATGAACTCGTTCCACGAAGGATCAGCGTCGGCA